GTTTCCGTATTTTTTGGTTCAGATACAAATTTGATCGTATCTCCTAAAGCAAGTCCATGAGTCGATGCTGTGGCAACTGTAACCACATTCTTTGATATTTCACCTTTCACAGATTGTCTCTTTGTGGTAAAACTGTGATATGTGTTTGTACCAAAAGATTCAAAGAACAATAAGTTATATGGAGTTGTTGATCCAACACCAACGAAAGATCCTGTACTACCGAGTCCAACTTTAACTGTAGATATACCAATCAAATCTTTGGATATATTTGCAACATACAGATCTTGTGTTTGAGATAAGGAAGATGAGGAACTTCCATTATAAACTCTTATAGCAGTTCCACCATTTGAAGAATATCTAACTTTTTCCCCAGTCAATAGACCATGATCTTGAATAAAGATTGATCTGAATGGTACAAAAGTTTGTGTTGCTCCAATTCCAGGTGATGAGAAAGTTACTGTAGTTCCAATTCCAGCAGAAGCAGCAGTTCCAATTCCAAGAGACTCGCTTGGGTTAAAATAAAGTTCTTTATTGAGTGGATAACCAAAATCAGTTTTTAATCCACTATTAAATCTGAACTTTCTTGGATTTTCATAGAGAACGGTTGATGCACTGTATGAAGATCCTACAGTCGATTCAACCTCTCTCAAAACACGAATTCTTCCCGAATTTGCCTCTACATTTAAAACCTTTACTTTTTCTGGAGTTCCAGTGCCAATTTGTAAAATATCATTTTCTCTAATATATGGATAACCAAGTAATCCAGTTACATAGAAATATGTCGCTATTCCAGTAGTTCCGGTTGTTCCTATTCCAAGAGCAGTAACAAAACTATCTGATTTGATTCCTACAGAATAACTTCCATCTAGTTGTGAGAAGTATGTGCTGAATCCAGATACATTGACTATATCAGTATCAGTAAATCCATGGGGAACCGTGGCAAATCCTACTACTTGTCCGACTCCATCTATTCTTTGGAATTCTACATCAGCAAAAGAAGTTGTTGCTGCACTTACAGAATATATCGATTTTCCAAAGACTCTCTCAATCTTGGCAGCGGCATTAATTCCACCAGTACCGACACTATCAAATACAACTTTATCGTTGACCTGATAACCAGATCCCCCTGTAGATATTCCGATAGAATCTACTTTTCCTGAAGTTGCATACGTTACATCAACAATTTGATTTTTTACACTATCGGGATCAAATATAAAATTGTAAGAACTATTTTCAGATCCTTTTAATCTATAGTTTGAAGTATTTCTAAACCATTCGTAATTGTTTAAATTATAATCATCTTGGTTTGATGTTTCTTTGTAATTAAAATCATTTGGTTGAGAGTAGAAACTATTTCCAATGAAATATGGGAATGTCGGTCTCTTGTATGCTTTGAATGGACCATCTGTATCTGGGGTTGATGAATTGATCGTGGAAAAATATGCATACACACCATTTGGATAATCTGGAGTGATACAAAATCTTCCATTGTGCTCATCCAAATCTCCTTGATCCGCATAAAATTCGTAATCTTCATTAAAGAATCCCTGAGGGAAATTTGCAACAGGAGGTCTATTTGTTTTTGTTACTAATTTGTATCCAGACGAGAGTGCCTTGATAGACCCTCCGGTTGGAGTAGAATATCCATAGGGACCATATATTGGATTTCCATCATACGCCCATCCAATTATTGGTGAGTGCTGTGTTGATGCTATTTCTTCGTTATTTGCCTTTCTTAGATCATGGACACCATATAAAGTTCCCTCAGAATTTTTTGCATATATTAATTCTCTAAGTTTCCTTGGAGCATAAAGATGGCAATATTGTAGAGTGTTGTTATTTCTATCAGACTCTGTTACTATTCCATCATCGGCAGTAATTGTCTCATAATTTTTTTCAAATAAGTTAATTGTCCATTTTTGAATATCCGCAATCAACCTACAATTTTCACCTGCAGGAATGACATCGATAGTAGTATTATTTGTATAGTTAATGCCACCATTTATAATCTTAACTTCTACAATCTGACCATTTTCAATTATTGGAGTTAGTCTTGCATAACTTCCCGATCCGTTAATTAATAAGTTTGGAGGACTATTATATCCAGATCCACCATTCAATACTAAGATTTCTACAATCTTCCCTTCATTAGCGACAACGCTTAGTTGAGCGTCTTTTCCACTTCTTAAATTGAAGTTTGGTTGTCTATTGTAGTTGATAACTTCAGAAGAACCATAGTTACTTCCATTGGAGGTCAAGTGAACAGAATCAATTGTCCCTCTAAAAATAGGTTGTACTATTGCAGAAAAGTCTTGATTTGATAAAGTTGATATTCCAATATTACCTAAAACAGATACAACAATTGGTGTATAGTTGAATGAATGAACACCGCTACCCTGTGATTTAAAATCGACGAATTGTTCAGTTTCTAAGTAGTATGTTTTTGATGTCGTTCCCAATCCAACTGGAGAAAGTCTAAATGAATCATCATCTATTTTTTTAACCAGATATGTTGAAGTTGTAACTAATCCAGAAATAGCACTTCCAGTGGTAGAATACGTTAGTTCTTCCCCATCAGAGTATCCATGAGAACCTATGCTTATGGATCCCAGAGAAGTACTAACTCCTGAAATTGAACAGGTTCTTTCCCTGTTTTGATAGTTTTGTCCAGAATCTTTTACAAGGATATTTGAAATTATTTGTTTTTTGGATGAAGACTTGATTCTATGAATACCTGATCCATAATCAGTTAAATTTATTGTATTAATTCCAGCAATCGCATCTCCTTCTTTAGTATGGAGTTTAATATTAAATCCATCAACTACCGAAACGTAATAAGAAGAATTTGTTGTCAATCCAGATATTGGTGATTGACTATCAGTTAAATATACAACTTTTTCAAAATCTCTAAATTTGTGATATGTTGAGAATCCAATTACATCTGTTGTTAAATTTACTCTATCCGATGCATCAGACTCAAAAGAAACAATATGATCAACAGACTTCATATTGACTTCAGCAGAAGCACCTCTACCATTTCCACCAGTTATAACAACTTGTGGTTTATCGAGATAGTCAAATCCAGGATCAATAATACGAATATCTTCTAATGATCCAGTAACAGCACATATTGAAGTAGCGCCAATTCCCTGAGAATCCGTTATTTCTAAACTTGGAGGATTTATAACATCATATCCAGTTCCGCCAGCACCTACTTGTAGTGATTCTATTTTTCCATAGAATACTGTTTCTGGAGATTTGTAATTTAAAATTTCAACTCCATTGATAAGAACTCCAACTTTACCAGGAATAGTTTCGTAATTTCCACTCTTATTGACTGGTTTTTTTATTTCTCTAAGAATATTTTGTCCAGCAAGAGTTTTATTTGCAAACTCATAAAGTTGTATTACATTATTTGTTACTGTTCCAGATACAGAAATAAAATTACCTTCTGCAAGACTAGATTGACTCTTTGAAAGACTAATATTTGTAGAGCTAACTCTCTTTACATAATAAAGTCCCTCAGTTAATTCTGGAAACTTACTTGTAGTTGTTGTTAGGACTGAATTTCCTTCACTATCAAATGTCGTGTTTGTTATAACTCCAGGTGAATAATAAACTTTGTCTCCAGTGTAGAATCCATGATCTGCATTAGAAATTACCTGAAGTGATGTTCCACTAAAAGTTCCGTTGAGAGTAACCTTTTTTGAATATGGATTGACGTTTATTTGGTTATATGATGGAAGTGATTGGGATGCAATCAAAACATCTTTTGATGGATTTTGATATGTGTTTTGTACGTTCGCAGAATTTACGTTAAGATATGCATAGTCAGATGAGTTTGTCTTTCTAATATCTCTTGTTACAATATATGATAGTGCTGAGTTGAGTTGTCCTTGACCACGGATGGTTATTGATTTTGCTGAAATAACATCAGTAACCTCTGATTCTTTCTCTACAGAGTCACTTCCAACTATTTTTAAATTGTCTCCAATATAAAAATTATGTGGATCAAAAAATTCAATGTTGTAAGTGAAGTTAATTGAATTTTGAAGTGATATGGAATTAACTTTAAAAGTGTTTGATACGTTGTCTAACCAACTATTATTAACGCCAGATACACCTAAGGTTTGAATTCTTGACGAGTCGTTTTTTGAAAAAAGATATGTTTTTTCTGGAATAACAACTTCGTCAAGTACAGACCCAATTCTGACTTGTATCTGAGAGTCTGTTGTAATACCAGAATATCCATATGCATAAACATCTAATCTAATATTAGTTGCAGAATTAATATCAGTGGATATTCCAGAAACGTTGAAGAATTGAGTTAAGGACTTTCCTGTATATGCAACACTAACTTCTCCTCCACTAACACTTGTTGTTATAAGTGTTCCAGTAGTTGGGAAACCAACAGTCGAATCTACATCGATGACAGTTGATGCTGAAGAAACTTTAGTAACAACTTTTGTTTTGGGGTGAACTGAAAAATTGCCATATAAAGTTCCATCAAGAACAAGATCCTTATTGTAGTCAGCATCAAAACTTAATTTGTAATACTCTCTTCCGTCGCGGTATAATTTTTCAACATCAGTTACAGATGCATATGAATTTGTGATATTATAATTACTGTACTCATCTTGATATAAAGTGTTGTTGAGGAGGTCTAGAGGGTCTCCTGAGAGCGCCTCAACGACCAAATCCTTCGTTCTGCGATATCCAGCATCGGATGGTCTAAAAAGATATTCCTTTGGCTTTATTACTTCAACCCTCTCTCCATAGAGAGCACCAAATAAAATCTTAAAGGATTCATCTGTTCCCTTAGATGAATAAAAATTCGAAGATTGTTTTATGAATACGTTTTGATTTAAATCAGAATCTAAAGATCTTTCGGAAAACCCAGGCAAAAATTGCCTTTTTATTTTCGTCAAAAACTGATTTAAGAATAAACCACTAAGATTATAAATTGTCGCACCAGACTCATGTTCGTCAATATTAGATGTGGAGAATACTAACTCATCACTCTCTCTCAGTTTTGAGTAAGATGTTACACCACTAAATCCTCTGACACATCCTTCAAAAGAATTTGAAGTCTTACTAGTGTATGTAATGATCTCATCATTAATCTTGAGGATTCCATATCTACTGGGAAACCCTTCGGTCAAAGTTTGTCCGGTTACTCTGATACTTGTATCTGAATATGAAATATCATCTTGAAGAGTAGTGGAATCAATTGATTGTAAAATCTTATTGATTTTTATATACTCATCAATATTTTGGAGTAAATCTGCAGGAGCACCTTGATATTCTTGAGAAATATAATACTGCTTTAAAAATTCACCAAGTAATGGTGCATCTTCCCTAATAAAGTCTGGAAGTTGATTTTCAACTATTGACTGAATTTTTACTCTAGTTTCTGCCATTTTATGATTTCTGTATTAGTAACCGGAACCTGATGAACCACTAGTTGTAGCGGTTGAATTTGATGTTATAGTTGTTGATCCACCTGAACTTAAGACCACAGAACCTCTCACTAAGTTTCCATTTGAGTAACTAGAAGTTACAAGATAGTTGGTTCCGGATATATCTGCACCCGATGAGATTTGATCAGCCAACACAGTTATTGTTGTGTTATTAGTATCTAGTTGCAAATAAAGATCCTGTAATCCAATAACATCATTTGAATGTGGAACTGCTTCAACTTCAATTATTGGAGTTCCTTTATTAACTCTAGTTGATAAAATATTGATTGGGAAAAGTCTAATCTCCCCCTTCATATAATCAATCGATCCAACGTTTCTCTTTACAACTCTTGGTTGAGATGGTGAGTCTAGTTTTATGAGATTGATGGTTCCAGTTCTAAGACCTCTATCTGGAGAATCTGCTAGATAAACCGTTCCAGATATACCACTAACAGTAAATCCAGATGACTTAATATTATATCCGGTCACAGTTCCTCCAGAGTATGCCGCATGACCATGATTCTTTATATGAAATCTATTTCCAAAACAAATTTCATAATCTGCAAATGAGTTAAGAACTGCTCTCAAATCTCTTCTCATCACAAGAGTTGTGATGTTAGAAGTCACTGAAGCATCACTATCGTCAATTACTTTTAAAAACTTACTATATTTAAATCTAGCACCAAACTTATTCAGTTCTGTTGAATCAGAATAAGCAGAAATATTTGAAGATACAATAGATTTTACGTAGTCCGCAGATGGTGCCAAATTAGTATCATAATAAACGGTAGTATTTGCTTCAACATACAAATACTTCAAGTCAACAATTTCTGGAGATATTCCAGCAACAGTGTATTGCTTGAGTTTTCTTGTTATATTATCTTTGATTAAATTCGATAAGTATCTATCATTATAAGGTTTGATACTAATGAAAACTTTACCAAAACGTGGTGGATTTAGTTCTTCCCCACCATAAGCAGAAACTGATTCTGTTTCTGGATAAATTGTTGGAACTAATGCTTCATAGTCTGCTGCTGTAACTGCTCTGTTCTTTGAAGCATAGATTCTAGTAGAATATTTCTTAATAGATTCAACGCTTTCAATAGATGCACCAGAATGAGATTGTTCAAGGGTTGTTATTAATGATACGCCATCAATAATTGTTCTACTACTTTGATCGACTAACGTACCACTAAAAGAGAAATTTCCTAAGTTATTAGCATCTTCTCCATTGGTTACAACGTAACTAACCGTGATGTAATTTGGTTCTTGGAGTTTTGTTCCAAAAATACCATCACCAAATATCAATTCATATTTTTCATCTTCAATTTCTTGTAAGAAAAATACTGCAGATTCTGAAGTAACATCAAATAGACTATTCGCTAAGTTATATGTTCTAGAGACTGTTGATACTGAATTTGGTTTAACAGTTACTGTAATCGTTGATGTGTCAATTCCTGGGTTATCTAAGATAAATCTTTGATTTGGTGTAAGAGAATTAACTGTAAAATTTTGAGAAACTCTTGTTCCCTCATAAATTTCTATATTGTCAAAACTTGCAATATCATCAACAACATTAACCGTGATGTCTGATGGGATTGTAAATGTATAACTTTCTGTTCCGAAAGCATTTGTAGAACAAACAATACCACTCTTTAATGTTACCGTAGTGGGTTTGTTTGCAAAACTACTGCTGTCAATGAAAAAAGATATTTTTGCTCTTGAAGATTTTTTTGATCTTGGTACATATCCAATATTTCTTGCAAGAGAAACTACATTCTCTCTTAAGGTTGCACTATCAATAAACACCTCATTCGCTACCATGTTAGCGTTGTATGAGGTTATATACGTGTTATATGCTAATACATCGATTATGTTTGAAAGATTTGATCCTTCAAAATCATAGTCAGTAAAATTTGAATTCGATCTAAGGTAGTCCTTAATCGAGGTTTTTATCTGATCGAAGTCTAGATTAGCGAAATTTACTAATGCCATTAGCGTGTTGGTTCTAATGCGAATGATAACTGTTGGGGTGGTACATCAATTCCTATGATTTCATATGAAATCGTTACATCAAACTCCCCAAGATCATAATCTGGTACAACCTTCACATCAATTAATCTAACTCTAGGTTCATAATTAGTTATTGTTAATTCAATCTCATCTCTGATTGCCGATCCAGTTAAGGTATCAACGTTTTCAAAGAGAAGTCTGGATACTTTTGATCCAATAGTGGGATTGAAAAACCTTTCACCAGGAGAGGTTAAGACAAGATTGCGAATAGAACGGGCAATAGCGGTCTCATTTTTAATCGCAATGAGATCATACGTTAAAGGATTGACCTGAAACGATGAACTAATGTCTTTGAAACCCTTACTTACCCGTTCTACAGGCATAAAAAATTATAATTCTATCTTATTTATTACCCTTTTAGAGGCCCATAGGTTGGTTCAGTACCATATTCCCAGTCATCATAGTCTTCATCATTACGAATCTTCTCATGAAGATCATTTTGAACCACAAAATCATGTTTTTTGGGTGTCATATCGTCATTATTAATCTCTCTAAGCATTTTTTTACTTGGTTGGGACCAATAATCAGTGATTAAATGTGTTGTCCCCCATGTTTCTTTCATATAATCAATATTTCTATCAGGATTCGGGTTGTTTGCCATCTGTTTTTTCCTCTGTTTGGGATTGAACAGAACTTTTTACGGGGTTGCTATCCCGTTCTTTAGCAGTTTTCCAAAAATATTCGTCTTCACGACCCATTCCAAGACGATCAAATCCATTTTCGACAGAATAGTATTGAGTTGACACCTTAAAATCTGGCATTTTGGGATCAACAGGTGTCAAACTATTATCAAAAATGCGTAATCGGTTGTTAGGATACAGTGCATACTGCCCATTATCAAGTTCAATGAGGTTGTGAGACTTGTGTTCAGCGGGATTTTCTGCAGTGTAGCAGTCAATCGTATCCATATCTTGATGATAGTTATCAATTGTGCAAATATAAGCACCCTTTTGAATGCCATGATCACGAGTATAGCACTCAAAGTCCATACTTCCGATGAACTGTTTATGAATTGATATGACCCCATAGTCCATACAATTCCAGAATTGGAGGTTAGGTAGGTTCATATCAGGAGAAGGGGTCTCCGGGGCGCTTACGAAGGCACTGATGGGCAATTTATCGTACATTGCAGCATACTCTGGTAAGTATGTCTCAAAATAAAAAGCGCGTCCAGGCATCGATTTACATGATACCCAAACGCCTTTTACAAATTCACCATGACCACTCTGATGATCAGTTAGATATTCTTTACGCACCCATACTTCTACAGATGGTAAGTTACAAATAAGAGCAGACATGGAGTTTTTTTGTATCTTTACTTATTTACCTTGTCCGCGATACTTCTTCTTTTTACCATTGCGAGAAGTTGCCGAGAGAAGCGTTCGGGCGCTTCGTCCTTGACGAGTTTTTTTGGGAGGCCCCGGTTGAAAAACCGTCTTGTTCATACCGCCACCTTTAGCCATTAGATTTCCTCCATTTCAATAAGTGATGTGTCAAAGTTTTCTTCGTAGAATTTTTCTGCGAAATCCATAAGAATTTCCGAGCATTCTTCGTGCGAGAGGTTTGTATATATTTTCCTCCCGCTACAAAGAATGTTATATCTCTTAGATGATTCGGGTCTTTTCATGTCCAACGCGAATACGAGGGTCGCACCAGATTTCAAAGCCTTCTTCTTTTGCATCAAGACAGAATGAAACGTCTTCACCGCACATGTCTTGTACTGCTCCAGACTCGAAGACT